TCTATAGAAGCTGGATATTCCAAAGGTGATGCAGGTAGAGTGACAGCCAGTAAGACTTTGCGACTGCCTCATATACAAGAGTATATGCAACAAAGGATCAGAGAAACTATTGGTATGAATGCTACGATAGCTAGTAGAAAGGTGCTTGACCTAGCTAGTTCCGCTAAGAGTGAGTACGTTCAGCTAGAGGCATCTAAGGATATACTGGATAGGGCAGGATACAAGCCAGTAGATAAATCCATGAGTATAGTCACTGGGGGTATAAATGTCAGCATAGATTTGTCATAGTAGGGTGGGGGTCAAAAACTGGCACTTGCAACCTGCAACAGGTCTAACACAAACAATAATATTCAGAAAGGTACGATATGTTTATTACAGTTCCAAAACAAATAGAAAAGATCAAAGACCCTGAAGAACGTAGACAGAAGATGAAAAACTATATAATGAACTATGGAGATCCTACTGGATTATTTAAGGACACATCTCCAATGCCGAAGCCTAAGAAAAAAATTAAATCCTTACTAAGGGCAAGAGAGAGTAGCACATAATGACAGTAGAAGCCGCACAGTTTCAATTAGGTCGAGGAATACTTAATAGTATTATTACATACTTTGGTGCTGATTCTTTAGATGTCATTACTCCAGACGGATTACCTGAAGAGTCAGTAGAGTTTCTAAGAGCCATGTTAAATCATTATTCAGATAAAGATGCTAGGTTGGCAGAAGCTAAAGGCACAGACTTTGAAGATCAATTAAATAATTATTATGAAACTGGCTTAACTACTTATCAGATGTTAAATCAGTTTGGTGGTGTTGGTAATTTATTTAATATGCAAGAAGATGCTAATGAAGCCGCCGCTAGTTTAAAATATATACTTGGTAGATTTACAGTAAAGCCAGTTACAGAAGATGGTATTGAAGGATATAGAATATACGACAAGTATGATTTTAAAAACAATGAAGATTATTTTATGAGCATATTACCTGAGATTTATCATATTGCTAAAGAAAGAGGTTATGATACTTCAGGTGTTGATGGTCAGTTATACATGACTTATAAATCAATACAAAAAAATTTAAGTAAGCCTAATAGTGATATATTAAAATCTTTTGCACACCCAGTTCTTAGAACTCTTGGTGGTTGGTTTATAGATGAAGAAAGACCTGAAGAAGATAAAATTAAAATAGATTTTTTTATTCCCAAGAATAAAACTGAGCCACCTATGGAAGAAGACACTGTAATGCCAGTAAAATATTATGAAGAAAGAGCAGGTATGCCTGAAACTATGCCAAAGATGCGACCTGAAAACTTTGCCGCTTATATTCCTAATGGTCCTATGGATACTACAAGACAAAGTGCATTTAATAAATTTATGGATATGATAATTCCAAAAGCAGAAGCGGCAACACTTGAAGAGCCAAAAGATGTTATGACTCCGTTTCAAACTGCCTTTGCTGAAGCTAGAGCAAGAGGTGATTCTACCTTTGAATTTACTAGAAAAGATGGTATAAGTAGAACGTATACAACGGAGGTATCAGATGGCTAATAGTGGAATCCAATGGATAGATGTAACTTTTGAATGGTGTGTAGCTTTGCTATATCAGTGGGGTGGCATCTTAGGAATAACATATGAAGAAATAAATGTTTGGCTTTTTTGTGTAATATTGCCAATAGTATTATTTATGTTATGCTTTGAAATAATTAGACTAAGATTTAAGTTAAGGGCATTGAATGGCTAAAACACCTGCATGGCAAAGAAAAGCAGGAAAGAATCCTAAAGGTGGATTAAATGCCAAAGGTCGTGCCAGTTATAAAAAGCAAACTGGTGGCACATTAAAAGCACCAGTTAAGAGTGGTGACAATCCCAGACGAGCAAGTTTTTTAGCTAGAATGGGTAACATGAGAGGACCTGAAAGAGATGCTAAAGGCAAACCTACTAGATTATTATTATCGCTTCGTGCATGGGGTGCTTCGAGTAAAGCAGATGCTCGTGCAAAGGCTAGAGCGATTACTAAACGAAATAAGGCAAAAAAGAAACGAGCATGAGTTCGTTCAAATAAAATCAGCAAAGGAGAAAGCTATGCCCTATCACTCAATGAAGAAATCCCCCATGAAGAAAAAAGCTAATGGTGGTGGTCTTACCAAGAAACAAAAGACTTTACCAAAACAGCTTCAGCAAAAAATTATGAAAGCTAAAAAGAAAAAGTAATGGCAAAGAGCAGAGTCAACGAAGCAGGAAACTATACCAAACCATCTATGAGGAAAGCATTGTTCAATAGGATCAAGGCAGGTACGAAAGGTGGCAAGGCAGGACAGTGGTCTGCTCGTAAGGCACAGATGTTAGCTAAACAATATAAAGCAAAAGGTGGAGGCTATAGATGAAGAAGGCTCTTACTACTAGACAGAAAGAAGCTCTTAAGAAACATAGCAAACATCATAGTGCCAAGCATATGGCAAGTATGCGAAAGGACATGATGGCAGGTATGTCATTTACAGCTAGTCATAAGAAAGCACAGAAAAAAGTTGGGAAGTAATGGCAGATCCAAAAGTAGGAACTGGTAAGAAACCAAAGGGTACTGGTCGCAGACTTTACACAGACGAAAATCCAAAAGATACTGTGTCTATAAAATTTGCTACTCCTGCTGATGCTCGTGCTACTGTTAGAAAAGTTATGAGGGTTAGAAAACCTTTTGCTAGAAAGATACAGATCCTTACTGTTGGAGAGCAACGAGCAAAGGTTATGAAGAAAAGAGCAGTTGTAAATATTTTTAAAAAGGGTAAAAATAAAATACGAAAGGCTCAAGCATAATGGCACTATCTAAATCACAGAGATCACTTCGTGCATGGACAAGACAGAAATGGAGAACCAAATCAGGTAAACCTAGTACACAAGGACCAAAAGCTACTGGTGAACGTTATCTACCTGAGAAAGCGATTAAGGCTCTTTCTGCCAGTGAATATGCCGCCTCTACGGCTAAAAAGCGAGAGGCAACTAGAAGAGGTAAACAAGTTTCTAAACAGCCAAAAAAGATTGCAGCAAAAACGAAAAGATTTAGAAGCTACTCGTAAAGTAAAGGAGAATCTCTATGGTAGCAATGCCACAAGCAAGTAAAGTAAAACTTTTAAATGCAAGAAATATTTTATTATCTAGTGCTGTAAAAGACAATGGTTTTAGATTATATCTACAAGAAATGAATATATTATCACCTGATGAATTTAAAGTGGTAATAGCTGATCCTAATAAAAAAGGTGTTATGGTAGATCTGTATAAAGATTATTTAGATCATATAAATGATCCTGATAGGTTGCCTTTCTAATGTCATTCTTACACACACTTAAGATAGAAGAAAGAAGAATACTTCGTGAGGTTGTTAAAAGAGTACACCTCAAACATCACCCTGAACAATTTTGTACTGATAGGGAAGCAGATAAAGTGATAGCCGTTATTGGTCCTGAAACTGTAGAAACTCTTTTACGAATTGGAGTTAATACAAAAATTGATACAGTTTAAATATAAACCTGATGGGGAAGTCTTAAAGGCTTTTATGAAAGACAATACATTTTTTCGTGGCATCAGAGGTCCAGTTGGTAGTGGCAAGTCAGTTGCTTGTAGCATAGAAATATTTAGAAGAGCCTTAATGCAAGAACCTGATAAGTCAGGTAAAAGAAAAAGCAGATGGGCAATCATAAGAAACACTAATCCACAACTCCGTACTACAACAATTAAGACTTGGCTTGATTGGTTTCCTGAAGAAGATTGGGGAAAGTTTGCTTGGTCTGTGCCATATACTCATATGATTACAGCAGGTGATCTTGAGATGGAAGTTATCTTTCTTGCCCTTGATAGACCTGAAGATGTAAAAAAATTATTATCATTAGAACTTACTGGAGTATGGATTAACGAAGCTAGAGAAATACCTAAGTCTATTATTGATGCTTGTACTATGAGAGTTGGTAGATATCCATCTGTTAAAGATGGTGGTGCTACATGGTCAGGAGTTATCTGTGATACTAATAGTCCTGAAGAAGATCATTGGTGGTCAATCATGTCAGGTGAAGTACCAGTTCCAGATCATATAACTTTGGAAGAAAGTCGTATGTTAATTAAACCTGATAACTGGCAGTTCTTTACACAACCTAGTGGAATGAAAGAAGAAAAAGATGATGATGGTGTTGTCAGTGGTTACATTCCTAATGATAAAGCAGAGAATACTAAAAATATATTAGATTCATATTATCCTAACTTGGTTCAAGGCAAAACAAAGTCTTGGATAGATGTGTATGTAATGAATCGTCTTGGTAGTATTCAAGATGGTAAGCCAGTCTATAATATGTTTGTAGCTGATACTCATGTTGCTAAAGAAGAAATACCAGTTGCAGATGGTGTGCCATTATATATTGGATTAGATTTTGGTCTTACACCTGCCGCTGTCTTTGGTCAAAAGGTCAGAGGTAGATGGAACATATTACAAGAGATTGTAGCTTTTGATATGGGAGTAGTTAGGTTTGCAGAGTTGCTTCGTGCAGAAATAGCAACACGATATGCAAACTGTGAGGTGCATATATATGGTGACCCAGCAGGTGACTTTAGATCTCAAACAGATGAATCAACACCTTTTCAGATATTGCGAGGTGCAGGATTAACTGCTAGACCTACGCAAAGCAATGATGTTGCGTTAAGAATAGAGTCTGTGGCATCTGTCTTAAATAGAATGGTAGATGGGTTATCAGGGATTTTGATTGACTTTAGGTGCAAAGAATTGGTAAAAGGGTTTGAGGGGGGTTATCAATATCGTAGACTTCAGGTGTCAGGAGAACGATATGAAGATAAACCTCTTAAAGATAGATACTCACATATCCATGATGCTTTACAGTATTTGATGTTGGGTTCAGGTGAGGGAAGGCAGGTACTAGGCATGAATAAAAAGATAGAAACATTTAATGCTAGAGTAGATTATGATGTCTTTAATCGCAGAGCAAAACCTCAAAGACGAGTAGGATTATGGGCAAGAATGTAAAGGAGATGCTATGTGTTTAGGTGGTAGAAGTCCTTCTCCTCCTCCTCCAACTAAGGAAGAAAAAGAAGAAGAGATGGAAAGAGAAGCAACAAAAGAAGTTGAAACTCAAAAAAGAGCAGATGCTAGACAAGACGTTCTTGAAGAAAACATTACAACAAAACGAAAGGGTACTGGTAGAAGATCATTGCTACGAGGCTCAGGTGGTGGCATAGGTTTCTATAACGAATACGATAGATAATGCACGAAAAAACTGTAGAAAATTTACTTCAAAACTATGAGAAAGCAAAGGCTCATAGGTTGCATTTTGAAGATGTTTATGATGAAATATTTGATTTTTGCTTGCCACAACGTCAAGGTTTTAAGACTGTAACGATTGGTGAAAGAAGAGATGATAGAATATTTGACGAGACAGCAGTTGTTGGTATTCAAGAGTTTGCATCAAGATTACAGTCAGGATTGACACCTAACTTTGCTAGATGGGCAGACTTTATTACTGGTCAAGAAGTTCCTGAAGAAGAAAGAGATGATATTAATAATGCACTAGATTCAGTAACAGATTATGTATTTGAGATTTTACAGACATCAAATTTTGCACAAGAGATACATGAGTGCTTTATAGATTTGGCACTTGGTACTGCTGTGCTTTGTGTCATGGAAGGTGATGCAGTTAATCCAATAAGATTTCAATCTATACCTTTACCTCATGTAGTATTAGATACTGGACCTGATGGTAAGGTAGATCATATCTATAGAGAGAGATCTATTAAGAATGAAGATATGCCAGTAGCATATCCTAATGCAATATTTACTCCACAAATAGCAGAAAGAATAACTAGAGATCCTGAAGGTAAATCAAAAATCTTAGAAGTATCTTGTAGATTATATGATGATCCAAATGAAGAAAAGTATGGTTATTATATAATAGATGTTACAGACAAAGAAATGATTATGTCTGAAATATATAAAGGTGTAGGATCAAATCCTTTTATAGCTTTTAGATGGAGTAAAGCTAGTGGTGAGATATATGGCAGAGGACCTGCATTAAATGCACTTAGTGCAATCAAGACTTGTAATCTTACTATAGAAATGATTTTAGAAAATGCACAGATGGCTATATCAGGTATCTATCAGATAGATGATGATGGTGTGATTAATGTTGATACAATAAATTTAGTCCCCGGCACAGTCATTCCAAAAGCACCAAACTCACAAGGATTACAACCTATTAGAGCGGCAGGTTCTTTTGATGTGGCAAATTTAGTTTTAAATGATATGAGGAATAATATAAAAAGAGCTTTGTATAATGATATGCTAGGTGATCCTAATAAAACACCTGCATCAGCTACAGAGGTTGCAGAACGTATGGCAGACTTATCAAGAAAGATAGGATCAGCTTTTGGTAGATTGCAATCTGAGATGGTGCAACCATTATTACAAAGAGTTGTTTATATATTACAGAAACAGGGTCGGATAGAAATACCGACAGTCAATGGTAGAGAAGTTAAAATTCGTAGTGTTTCTCCCCTAGCACAAGCACAGAGCAATCAAGATATTGTTTCTCTTAATCGTTTTCTACAAACTGTGTCTGGAACATTCGGTCCTGAAGTATTGAATATATTAATATCATCAGAAGAAACAGCACTATATCTTGCTAAGAAGTTTGGTGTGCCTGATACATTAATAAGAGATGAAGATGAAAGACAACAGTTAGTACAGTTAGCACAACAAGTACAGCAACAACAACAAGGAGCAATGCCTGATGCCACAACACTTGGGGGTTGATGGATATCCTAGACCTAAAGAACAAGACGAACAAATTTCCAAAGTCATAGAATCAGTATTCAAAACTCCAAATGGTTTGGAGATGTTACAGTATTTAAAGTCAATAACTATCGAAGCAGTTAGTGGTGCTAATATTTCAGATGCAGAGTTGAGGCATTTGGAAGGGCAACGATACTTAGTGGCTTTAATAGTTAAGAGAATCAACCATGCACAAAGGATAAAGAAATGAGTGAAGAACAAGTAACACCAACAGAATCAGCTACAGAAACCCCAACAGAAGTTAGTCCTCCAACTACTAATGAATCTGTAGCTGAACCAACTAGACCTGAAGGCTTACCTGAAAAGTTTAATACTTGGGAAGATATGGCTAAATCATATTCAGAGTTAGAATCATGGAAAGGTAAAAAAGAAGAAGATATAAAGGCTAATGTTTTACAAGAGTTAGAAACAGAAGCCTATGCTAATAGACCTGCTAGTGCAGGTGACTATCAGATACCTGAAATACTTGATGAAGCTGAAGCGGCAACTAATCCATTACTTAAATGGTGGGCAGATTATTCTTGGGATAATGGTCTATCACAAGAAGAGTTTAATGAAGGCATAACTAAATGGGCAGAACATACTGGTAGTAATCAACCTGATCTTGACCAAGTAAAAAAAGATTTAGGAGATAATGCAAATGCAAGAGTAGAAGCTACACAGTTATTTGTTAATAAGTTTTTTCCTGAAGACCTAAGAGATGCTGTAGCAGAACTTGGCACAAGTGCAGAAGGAATAAAAGCATTAGAACTTATACAAAGATCAATGCAACAAGCACAGCCAAATAATCAGGCTACTGCTCCTGCTAAACAAACTATAGAAGATTTAATGGCAAAGATGCGAGATCCTAGATACTATGATCCTGCAAGAAGAGATAAGGCATATGTGCAAGAAGTAACTAATGGCTTCAAGGCACTTTAATGGCGAGGGTATCTATGATGGATACCCTATAGTCAAATCACATATAAAACATTTAAACTATCTTCAAAATAATATGAGAGATGCAGATGTTCGTGAGTGCATGATACATGGTGCTACACCTTTTCGTGCTTTGATGGCAGGTATTAGAGAACCAAATGGAGAATCCTTTACTGTTATGATTGATGGACAACCTGCATTTATCTTTGGTTGTAATCCTATTTTAGATAATATGATAGGTAAAATATGGGCATTAGGCACATATGATATATATAAAATACAAAGAAAGTTTCTAAAATGGTGTAG